CCCAAGTAACATAATCTGTTTGCGTCAGGGCGGGCGGCACATTCGGGGAACCTAATATGTACTCAGTCCCAACCAGTCTAACCTGCCGCACAGTTTGAGCCGACCAACTTGCCCGCAGCACAATTAAGTCTGTGCGTTCCATGCCGGCCCCCACGGCGGGCAGCGCATGATTTATCGTTGCCGTGCTGGTGTACCAAATTCCGCGCACAAGCGCAGCACCGCTCAATATGTTCACGCCATTAGCCCGCAATCCGGTCGTCGTTCCGGCAAGTTGATTCGAATACTTGACCGCAATGCCAGCGTCTGCGCTGCCATTGGAAACCAATGTGTGAAAGGGGTGATTGTATTGGTCAAACGAATACGGGCCACAATCCCCAATCGTTTGCCCGCCCCAAAATTGTGATACTTGTGCCATTATTTATATTCCGATATACCGTGTAAACCAAGAAAAAACTAGGTTGCTATTTTCATTCAAATTTGTGCCCGTAACCATCATAAGATTAACTCCATCCGCCAAGGCAGTTGTTACAGAAGCATCTGGGGTAAGATGAAATGTTGCCAAATCACTGTCTGTAGATAGAGAACCAATAAGGTTAACTCCCAAATTATTTACAACACTTTTTACTCCGTAAGCCAAATCGAACGTGATAGTTTCTCCGCCGTCTATAGTATAACCAAAATCAAGCGTTTCAAGTGTGGCGAGATTAGTGATTGTGAAATTATCCCACGGGCCAGTTACTTCAATTGTGGGAAATGAGTTCCAGGTTCCGGTATAAATAATAGTGAAACTTTCCGACAAAGTGGCTGACCCAAAGGTAATCCCGAGCGCATTTGGGTTTTGCGCAATTTGAGCTGCAGCAGTAATCACAAGCACCGTTCCGCTGGTGTGAATTGCGGCTATACTCGAATCGTACCCCCTTGTTACTGTAGCCTGTGTGGAACTTACAACCGCCGTAACCAGCATTTTCTCCGTTCCACAATACAGCACATCCCCAACGGCCGCCCCGCCCGTAAGCCCAAGCATAGAAGCGTAATCAACTGTCGTGGATATTGCAGACATAGTTGTTGAAAGTGTCGTGTAAAAATCAAACACAACTCTCCACGGTTCGTAAGTGCTGGCCGTAATCGCAAAGTTTGCAACCGTAGTCGTGTCCTTTGTTACCGCAATCAAATCCGCCAGCGTATGCGCCGCTGCAACTGTGCCGCACGAAGCGCGGGTCACAGTCAAAGTCCCTGTGTTATCCGTTGTTATTGTTACGGCAGTTACCGTAATTTTTTCGGTGCCGATAATAAGAATGTCACCAACCACAATTGCGGTTGTGGTGGCGGTCAGGCGCGACGCACTGTTGTTTGGGGTTCCGTAATCGTAATAGGCAATTGATAAATCCCCAATCAAAACATTTGCCGTGCAATAGCCCCACCCTTTGATTGTTTTCGGGAATGCCAGCTCTGTTGTGGCAGCCAGCACGATTACTTCGGTGTTCAGGGTTGGCTCGTAAAATGTCGGGTCTGGCGCCACAAATGTCATGTTATTGTTGGCGCTAAACAAATCCCAGCTAGATGTATCAAAATCAAAAGCAGCTCCGGCTGAAAGCAATACATCAATACAACGCCGGCCACCATCCGGCAATATTTTCATGAGTTTTCCCTGAAACAAAGCTCCAGCCAGAGGTTGCTTGTTTACGCGAAACAAGTTTAGGAAATCCGCTCGGTCATTCCAGTAATCTTGGCGGTTCGGGGAATTAAACCTGATTTCCATATCTATGTTGCGCGGCAACAGTCTGTAATCAAGAATAGTCTTGCCGTGTTGAAACGGCCCCGTTTGTTCAATGTATTTAATTTCCGGCATTCCATATCCGGAGCTGGACATAATTGCGCGTACCGAGTAATCCTGCAACAGATACATGCTGCTATAAGACACTTTTCCGGTAATTGCGTTTATTGTGTTTACAGAGTTTGGCGGTATGTAGTAGTCAAACTCTAGTTGTGATGAATAATTTCTACTTCGCATAATACATAAATTTATCCGGTTGAATAAGTTTGTGTCGGTGCCGCAGCAGCCCCACCTGCTGCTAACGTGCGGGCGGCTAAAAGAGAGGCACTTGTAGTATAAATTGTGTTTTGAATATTAGTTAGTCTGGTTGCTAAACCGGTTTCAGCTCGATTACTCTCTTGCATATATTGGTCGCGCGTCTGAGGCGGAGCTACTACTCGTGGCTTAGGATTGGCAACCGGACCATACTGGGGAGAAAATTTCGCATCAGTAAATGGGTCTACCAGAGGCGTGTTCGCTAGAGTGAACAGACTCTTATTAAAGCCCGCTGTTATCTTAGCTTCTTCTGTCAAATATTCTCTATATTTCTTTTCTAATGCCGCTACTTCTGCTGGGGTTTTTCCCTTAAGTTGTTCTTTATATTTCGCTTCCGTCTCTGCCATTCTTGCTTCTTGTTCTGTTTTTCCAGTAGATTCGGCTCTGTCAGCCGCTGCCAAACTTGCATCTGACCCTAAAGAGAGAACATTTCCAAGTTCTATAAGATACTTATCTGATACCGGGTCTATGGCTTTTCCTACGTATGTGCTATTCAATCCTCGGTCGCCAAATAGAGTTTTCATTCCAACCGTGTTGCTTACATGGTCTTTATAAAGCTTCAAAATGTCTGTATGCCACGCTGCTTTCTCTGCGGCTTGCTTTCCTGCAAATTCCGGCGATGCGTCTACTGCTCTAGCGAGAGGCTGCGCAGTGAAGTACGCCCCCATAAGTCCAACCGCATACGGCAAAGCAGCGAGAGCTGCCCCACTTGCTCCTCCAGTTACCGGTATTGCTGCTACCAGCGCCCCTGCTGCCGCCACTGTTAAGGCTGACGCAGCACCTATAGCGAGAGATTTCATGAACGGCGCGAAAAATTCGATATCCGGTTTCTTATACAAGCCTTCCCCTTGTGTTGTAGCAGTTTCCAACTGCTCCATAATTGCATTATTTGACTTTTCCCAGGTTTCAAAAGGTGTTTCTCCTTCGTCACTTCCCCCAACCTGATACCTTGTGTTAGCCATAATTTTTAAAATTCCGGCTTTATTGTTAGCTGCTATTCTTAAAAAGACATTCGCAGCTGACTTTCCCAACCATTCAAACCACGAACCTACCCATTGGATTGCGCCTCCCAATACCACAATCATGTCAGTAATATACCCAAATATTCCGCCACTTTCACCTAGGACTAACGATGAGTTATACCAACTCTCAGCAAAACTTTCGCCTTCATGCGTAGCTTCCCACAAACTAGCTGCTAACATACCCATATACTTAAGGACTTCTATAACTACCCAAATAAAACCGCCCAATAATTTGACAATCAATGAAAAAATCTTAAATAAGACAACAGCTATTGTAATAACAGCCAGAATTTTTAGGAATAGCACGCCACCAAAAATGACAGCTAAAATAAGAAGTACTGGAATAAGAACTGGTGAAACAAAATTCCAAAAATCTATAAATGTATTTAGTAACCAAGTAACAGCAAGTACTAAGTTATTAAAAGCACCAGCTATATCTTCGAAAGCGCTCTTCAGTATGTTTTCCCAAAGCCATACAATTGCCATCCACAGAGCGCTGCCAAGTATTTGCAGCGCTCCCCAAAAAGCTTTAATAACTGGGAAAATAACATCAGTCCAAAGGTTATAAAGACTATCCGCAAACGCCCAGAAGTTATCTGTCATCCCCTCAAAGTTTGTGTAAAAACCCCACCCTACAGCAACAACAGCCCCTAATATTAATAAGATTAGCGCAACTATCCAACCACCGCTCGCCGCCATTGCCTGGGAAAAGCTCGTCCATATTTGAGTAAAAGTTGATACCTGAGTACCAATATTCCCAAATATTCCACCTATGTATGTATTGACAATTGAGCCTATCGATTCAGTAATAAGAGTTTTAATGGGAGCAAAAACGGATGTTAAAAATCCGATAGCAGATGTTATATTTGTGGTAAAACCGTTCACAAGATTTACCGCCCATGTGCCTCCAAGTCTTGTCCACAGCGTTCCCATTGCGGCACTCGGAGATACAAGAAATCGCCCAAACCACGCCCCAAATCTTCCGGAAAAATTTCCTAGGCCCACCATCATTCCCCCAATCCATTTTGTTGAAGCAGCCAATCCGGATGCCGTCCAGAATTTACCTATACTTACCCAAAGATAACTTCCTATTGTAAAAATTGAGAGTGCCGCAGTAAGACTTAGGGCAGTTGGAAACCAAGCATCCCTATGTGTGTACAGATAATCAATCGCCTTCTTTGTATTCGTATACGCTTCTTCAGCAAATTTCGCCCAAGTTTTGAATTTTTCACCGACTAACTCAATGAAACCTACAATTGCCTTTGCCATTTCTGGGGTAACTTGCAAACCCTCTCCAACCGCTTTTACTTGGGCATCCATGTCTGGGCGTGGTTCGTCGCCTTGGCCAAACCCTACTTTGAAAGCATCTGCCATTGCTTTCGGAACTTCTTTCTCAAAGAAAGTTTTGATACGGCTTATTGCATTTTCGAGTACAGATACGATATTAGAAGTAAACTCAATCACCCCTTCAAATTTCTTGGTTCCAAAATAAGTTTCCAGTCTTTTCATCGCGTCTTCGTATTCTTTCTCAAATCCACTTTTGCCTTCGGATTTGTAGTTCCAAACAGTCTTTATTGCATTAAAAATATCTTTTTCAAAAAAGTCTACAATCTTTGTCTTCAACAATGTAAAATATCCGAGGATTGTGTTTGAAATTTCCTCCGATTTTGTTGAAAGTTTCCCCTTGATGATGTCCCATTGTTCGGGAAGCCATTTTGTAAATTCTCCCCATTTCGTTGTAAACCACGCCAGATTATCAGCCAGGTTTTTCACAACTTCTTTTGCTTTTGTTTCTGTAACCCCGTACGCCAGTTGCACATCAAGCAACGCATCTTTCCAGTCATAAATACCACCGCTCATTTTCCCTTCCTTGTTGGTGCTGGTGCTGGCAGGGGTGGTAAGTTTCTTGAATATGTCTTGTACTGTTGTTACCCACTTGTCAATTGATTCCGTACTGGGCAACCATGACATTACCTTGGCTTTCCATGTCGTAAAATAATAATCAATCCATGTTCCCAAGTTAGTCAGCCGAGTTTGCATTTCTGCTGGTGTCGGAACTATTGCTTTTATTTTGTCACTTATCGCAGTAACAATTGTGCCTAACGTGGTCTTAAGACCGCTAAAACTTTTGGAGTACTCAGGCCCAAATGTAAACAGGTTTTTGAATTTTGTTTTTACAGTTGCCACCCATGTATTCAAGATTGGCTTCATGTCGTCTATCCAAGTCTTGAAGCCCCCAAAATTTATTTCATACGCTTTCGAAAGACCGCCAACAATTGTCAGCAATAACCCAAACGGCGTAAGTAGAAAACCAAGCCCCAACAATACTCGTCCAATTACTTTAGCAATTGCTCCGTACCCGGCAACAATGGCAAACAACCGGGCAACATTGGTAACAAAAATAATAATGAAATCTATGTTGTTTGCAATAAATGTAACTATGCTCGCCAGCGCAGTTAGTATTTTTTCTGAAAAAAATTCTTTTAGTTGCGTAAAAAGAGATTTGCCCGTGGGGTTTGTTGCGCCTTCCCAGGCTTTTCTAATTTTGTCAAAGATAACAATTAAACCGTCAAAAATAACAATCAGCGGGTCGCCTTCTTCACGGGTATCTCTTAGTGTGTCGCGAAATGCTTTCAACCAAGGCACGGATGCTCCCGCTTCTTTGGTGAGGTCAGCTATTGCTTGCGAAGCTAAGAGATTAGCTTCCTGAGTTTTCACGAAATCTGCATGAGACGCAATGTAAAGCTTGGCGTTTGCTTCCAGAGTAAGCATTTCCGCTGCTTGTTCCCTGTACATGGGCGTGGCTGTTCTGCCTGCAGCCTCCAAATCTTTTTGGCTTTTGGCGAGGTCTCGGTAACGCTCGCTCAAGGCCGCACCGCTCGCAGCCGTTTTCTGTTGCCAAGCTGAGCGGTCTTGAGAATCTTTGGTGCCGTTCTTGATTGCTACGCCAAGGTCATTTAATGTGTTTCTGTATTCTATATTTTGTGCATTGAGTGCGCCAATCGCATCTTTCTGTTCCCAATACATGCCCGCTTCGCCCTCCATGTTTCGTTTTCCTTTTTCCCCGTTTAGCCAGATATTCTCCCCTAATTTTTTTTCTATGCCGTTCAAATAACTTAGTTGGGATGCGGTTTCCGCAAGACCTGTAGTGTAAAGTGTTTGTAAAGCTGTTTGCTTCTTTGTATCATCGGTTAATTTTGCGTTTATTTGCCCCAAGTAAGTCAGATTGTTCATGTATTCTTGACTGTATTGAGTTCCACCTTCCATTGCTCCAGTCATTTGTGTGTCATACTTGGTTTGTTGCTTCTCAAGACCCGCTTGTTTTTCTGTCGCTAAGTTTATTTTAATTTTTATAGGGTTAGATATTCTTCCCACAAAATCTGTAAAAAATGTCATGAAATCGGTAATGTAACCCGCCACAGTAGCAAAGGTATCTTTGAATAACAATCCAAATTCGTCGCCAAAAACTTTGACAGTTTGCAGCATGCCTCCTTTAGTAAACGGGTGAACAATTGCTGCCATAATCGGCTTGAATGCTTCCAGTATTCCGGTAAATAAGTTTACTGTTGCCATTTCCTTAATATCGCCTATGGCATTTTTCAAACCCCGAAAGCTGTCATTGATATTATTAAAGGCTGTATCGTAAGTGGTTTCCAAGAACTTGCTTAGATTTGCCGTAAATTCCGTAAAATGTATGTTCCCTTTGCCAACTTCGTCGCCAAATTTTTCAACCCCCATCCCCATTGACGCAGCCATGTCCTGCACCGACAAACCAGCTTGGTTCATCTGGCGCACTTGGCGCATCATTACTTTCCCCATCGATTTTGTCTGGCCAATTGCGTAAGTAATTCGATTGATATGAGATTCGGTTCGTCCGGAAACGGTGGCAAATTTTGTTAACCCTGTTACCAACCCTTCTGTTTCAACCAAGGTCATTCCAAATGCTTTGCCCTGCTCGACAGCAGTCATAATTCCTTTGCGGTTAAACGGAGAAATAAGAGCTAGTCTTGTCATTCTGTCAATCATTTCAGATGCTGGTTTTTTCGCTTCTATCAACGCCTCATCCATGTTTTTTACGGTGGAAACCTGCTTTTCGGTTGTATATGTATAGGGTGTGCCTTCAATCCCAGCCAATGCATCCATTTTTTCCCCTAACTTTTGATATTTATTAGTTAGTTCTTCAACAGTTGCTTGTTGCCCAAGATATTGAGCGGTTTGGGTTTTGCCTTCATCCCCCATTTTGACAAGTTTTTCTTCTGCGCTTCTGACTGATGCGCCCATTTGGTCATAATCCCATTTTACTTGCTGCAATTCTTCCTGTTGCTGGGCGGTCATTGTCATGAAGCCTTCATGCGTTTCTTTTTGGGTTTTTCCTTGCATCAATTCAATTGCTGTCATAGCAGTAATTGATTGCTGGTTTTTTTCAAATTCAGCCGTCAGATTAAATGCTGATTTGCCAGCATCCCACATTCCGCTTGTGACATTGCTGATTACATTATAAAGACCAACTCCTAAAGCGGTGGAGAAGGCGGATGCTCCTGTAGTAGCTTTTCCAAAAAGTGAGCCAAAAGATTCGTTACTACCGTTGCCAAGCACTTCACTGAATGCTTTTACAGAGTCGTTGGCTTCCCCGAGAACCTTCATGAACTCGTCGCCGCCCTCAATCAAGAGCTTAACGCCAATATTTCTGGCTATTGCACCTCCAACTCCACCTGAACGTCTTGCCATTTATTTGTTTTCCCGCTCTGCCTTGTAACCAATGCGTCCGTTGGCCAAATAAACGGTTTTAGAAATAATATTCCTTAATTTTTCAGGCGAGATTGAAAAGAAATCTTGAACGCCGGAAAGTTCTTTTTTGGAATAGTAACTTTTTATTTCTTCTTCTTCTTCCCCATCTTCGTCGAATACGGCTCCTGTGTCTCCATCATTAGACGCGGTTACCTCAGTCGGAACTCCTTCGTCAGTCGGAACTCCTTCGTCAACCAAATCCCCTTCTTCAGCCGGAACTTCTTCTTCGGTCGGAACTCCTTCTTCGACCGGAGCTGCTTCATCAACTACAGCTCCTTCATCAGTTGGAGCTGCTTCATCGCCCGGCAGCGCAGCGGTGTCTGCGGGGGCGGGTTGTTCCATTGGCGGATAAGGGAAGGGCGCGTCAGCCCGTTCTTCATCGGAGTACGCTTCGGTCAACATGCTGTCTTTGGGCAGAAAATCGCGCGGCAAGTCTTTGGAGTCGACCAGCATTTGCAATCCCTGTTGCGGTGTAATAATGCCGGCCTGAATTACGGTTGCAATATATCCGGCCCGCGCAGATGACACACCGATTGAAGCCTGCTCATCCCGGTAATCTTTTTCTATGAAGAAAAAATTGACGTACTCCGAAAACACAAACTCATTTAGCATGTGCGTAAACGCCTGCCGCCACGCAACGGTTGCGCCCATGCCCTTGGACTTCTCATCCAGCACGCGGCTCTGGGTGGCAGTCCCAAATCCGCGCCCGGAAGATAAGGGCGCGATGTCTTGAATATCAAGCCCCAGCGCCCTTGCGTAAATCAAGTAAGCGTTTTGCCGTTCTTCTTCCGGCACAAAGCCACTGGGGATTTCCGCCAACGGTACAGTAACCAGTTGCGGCGGCTGGTCGCCAGCAATTGTGGCAATTGCCGCACCCATGTAAGATTGCACGCCGCGCCTTGAAGCTTCACCTTGAGCTGATGCAAGTATGTCATCAACATGGCTCTTGAGAACGCCGCTCAAAAAATGAATAGCCAGCGGTTTGCGCCCGGCCACCTTTTCGCGCATAAACTGTTCAATTGCCGACAATTTATAAATTGTGTTGTAAGCCTTTTCGGCTGCGCAATGCCCGACTCCGTAATACATTTCCCGGTGGTCTGGCATATCTGACAGCATAAATACCTGGTGGTCGCGCAATTCGTGAATTGCACCCAGCCGGTCACGATACAGGACTGGGATATGCGGGTCGCCGGTGCGCGTACAACGGTGCGGGTCTAAATGCATCAGCCCCAGCACGCGTGAACCGCTGGAACGGCTGGCCCGCACAATCTCGACAAACGCCCCGTTGCCGGTCAATAAGAACGCCTGCATGTGTTTTGAGATAAAGTTAACCCAGCCGGCTCCGGCTTCAGACGCCATCAGCATGTCATGCCCTTTGCGGGCTCGCAGCCCAATCTCCCCCTTTACCTGCCACCCCAGCGCAGCCATTTTTGTTGTTGCCACGCCGACCGCAGACTGCCACATGTTTTCGTGATATACGGTGGCGGCCAGAAAATCATCCCGTTTTTGGGACCAGAAAGACGGCAGATTGGGCGGCAGCGCAAAAATGCTGCGCGAATCAATCGGCTGCAGAAAATAGTTAACCACCCCGGTTTTCGAAGCTTTGGTAACTTCATCAGCAGTTACCGACTTCTTCTTCATTTCGTTAATGTCTTGTAACATTGTTGTTTAGTCCCGCTCGTACCTTACCGCCCACGCCAAATAGCGCAAAGCGTCCAACCCGTGGTCAAACTCCTTCATCGGTTTGCCGGTAGTTTCATCGCGCCTGTACGCGACAAACTCCTTGACCAAATGCTCGCACCGCGGATGTACTTTCAATCTGCGCACTCCATTTAAATCAGCCCCAACCATAGCGTGCAGTATCCCGATGCTTGCCTCGACATCCGCAGCGCCACGCCTAGTATAAACCCCACGCGCATTTAAACGCCCCCTCAATTCAGCGGCACTTTTGTCTACAACGCTAAATTCCGGCTCTGGGTACGGCATCTTGAATATCTTCTCAATATGCTCTTCCGGCAGCTTTTTCACCGCGTAATCTTCGTCAAAAATGTGCAATGCGCCGTCTGAACGCATCTGCGCAAGCAAAAACACGCGGGGATGGCTCCCAGCCGTGTATGTGCCAATGTCTTTGTCGTACATCCCGGCGTACCCGTCATCCACCCCCCACAACACCACGCCCCCGTCTTTCACATAATCCGCATCTTCCGTAATGTTGCCATCCTCACTCCACGCTTCGTACACCATCCCCGTCGCCTGCGCCCACTGCCCCAACAGAAATCTCTGACGGCGCAAACCCGTTAGCTCATCCAATGTCGCAAGATAAGCCTCCCCCTCTGGCGTCCAATTCGACCCGTCATGCAACTTTGGGTTGTCTTCATGTACCGACTGGTAAAAACTCATGCGCGGCGTGTGCCCGCGGGCGTACAACCAGTGCGTCGGCGTCTCCGGGTTGCAGTCCCCCAGTATTTGCTGGAACGGCATCTTGAAGTTGCGCAAACGCGTTGTCAACTTCTCCCAGTCCTCCAAACTCAACTCGGTCGCTTCCTGCGCGAATATCAAATCGTAATCCGTACTCATGACCTTCGCCTTGTTGTCGCGCCCGCTCTGCTTCAAGCCGGCCACAATTATCTCTGACCCGTTGGGGTAAGCATATACGCTGCGCGTCTCGCGCTTTGCCCCCGCCATCATTGGAGCCCCTGGCAAAAATACGTCGCGCTCCAGCGTTACCAGCGCACTCTCATTCAAACTCTCGCGCGTCTTGCGCACAATCAATATGCGCGCTCCATTAAACCGCTGCGCGTAATAATGCAGCTTCTCAAGACACGCGCGACTCTTCCCCGTCCCCGCCGCCCCGCTGATTACCACCTCCCGCCCCTTGTCCAAAAACATCTGCAATGCTGCGCCGCGCAACTCCGGCGGCTTCGTTGCCTCCGCTTGGCGGGTTCGCGCTCGCAAGCGTATCAACGAGCGCTCTATTCCCATGTCTTGAAACCCCTGCGGTGATAAGTAATTCTTTAGCGATGTCATCACCCAGCTCCTTCTGCACTTCTTCGGCAGTTACTAAATTTTGCCGTAACATCATTACGACCTCTTCCCGCCAAGTTACAGACACCGATGTCGGAGCGTATAACCCCCACATCGCCGCCTCCCTGTCGGCCGCCCGCATAGCTACATTCAAATTCCCCTCCTCAAACGCCCGCCGCCTTACCTCGCGGAACGCCTCCGCAATCTCCCCAAACTTGTTCCCCAACTTTGCCTGCTGTACATTGCGGAATAAATCGTACGCCCGGTCTATGTAGTTCTGGGCGTGCCGCTCCTTGACAGTAAATAACTGCATTATGTTCTGCCGCAACCGCGACCCATCCCCGCCTAATAATATGAAATCGTAAACAATCGCTATCCGACGCTGCATCTCTATCCGACTTGGCCGCTTTCCACTCATATCCCCCCCTTTTTATCCTAAAATCATTTTAGCACAACCCGCACATTTTATGCGCATTCCCGCAACGCAATCTCTGACGTAGGTATTCGAGAATAACAGTGAATGGGGTACTCCTACATTTTCGACGATGTGCGTGATTCGATTCCGCTGCCGCTCGCTCGATTCCGAATTTTTTTTCAAAAAGTGATAGCGCGGCCGCCTGCGCTCAGGACGCCCACGCCCACCAGGAACCCACCTGCACCCACCTGCGGCCATCACCTGCGACCGGCACCACACCGCTCCGCACCGCACCGCACCGCGCCACACCACACCACGCCACACCGCTCCACGCCACACCGTTCCACGCCACGTTTCATATTTGCGTGCACATTTCTGTGCATGTTTTTGTATACATTTATATGCACATTTCTATGCATGTTTTTACATACATTTTATGAACATATTTCTACACACAATTACACACACATTTGTTTACAAATATGTACACACAATTACTAGGATTATGTACACACATTTGTGTGCAGATTTGTGTGTAGATTTGCGTGCAGATTTATATGCACATATCTACAAGAATTTGTATGCACATTTACACACACATTTTGTGTACATATATTTGTACATATTTGCACACACATTTCTACACACATTTCTACACACATTTATATGTACATTTCTACACACAATTACACACACATTTGTTTACAAATATGTACACACAATTACTAGGATTATGTACACACATTTGCACACACATTTGCACACACATTTGTACACACATTTACATGTAGATTTATGTAGATGTTTTACACACATATTTGTGTAGTTATTTTGATGCACCACTCAGATATACCCACCAGAATTTACTAGGGCTTTTTCTAGGACTTTTTTCTAGGCTTTTTTCTAGGTTTTTTTCTAGGCTTTTTTCTAGACTTTTTTGGGGACTTTTTTCTAGGCTTTTTTGGGGACTTTTTCCTAGGCTTTTTTGGGGGTATTTTCTACATTACCCAGAAATGCACCAAAAACGACCGTGCAAAATACCGTATGAAATAACCGTGTGTAATAACCGTGTAATTAGGGGTATACGCCGTAATGAGTACCGTACAAAAACGGTAACAATAGGGCCGTAGACCCCGCAGAGATGTACCAGAGATAAACCGCAGGAAAAGGGGTCAAATACCCGCCGTAGGAGGTCAAATACCCGCCGTAGGAGAAATTCCACTAATTACAAAAAAACGAGATTTATGTAATTAGTGGAATACCCCTATTTTATAGGGGTCTAGGAAGGGGTCAAAAAAGGCAGAGTGAGCTATTTCACAACCGTAGAAAATTTAAGGAGCAGCTCCTTATGAATATGTACACTTATGCATAGTGTGTGGTATAATTAGGGAATAGGCAGGAACATACTTGCCGCACAATTGTTTACTTGGAGGTAAATATCATGCCAACCAGACTTGTTGATTTGGATTTTGACAATGTAGATGTTAGCTCAAGCAACCGTAGCGCCTTGACAAAAATGGCTTGGGCTAACGCAAAGCTAGAAGCGTTTGCCGTAGATGTAAACGCAATTACTTTCGGTGTGGAGCTTGAGTGCTTTATGCCCGCAGCAGAAATGGTCAATATGAATTGCCAGCGTGGCGGTTACCACAGTGGCATTGCCGTAGGCGCAATTCTTGACCCCGCTGGTTTGGGTTGGAAGTGCGAATCGGACGGCAGCTTGGACAGTATGCGCTACGACGCTGCGGGCAATGAATTGCTTGGCTGCGAATTTGTTAGCCCGACCTTTACTGGCATGACAGGGTTCTTGGAAGTGGAACGCTTTGTCAAACTAATTGAACGCCGTGGCGCTACGGTTACACGCCGCTGCGGTATTCATGTAAACATTGGCTTGTCATCAATCACCAATGTCCGCGTAGCTACAGGCCGTGTGCGCAACTTCCTACGGCGCTTGCTGCATTTTGTTTCTATTCACGAAAACGGAATGATGCAAATTGGCGGCCGCCGTAGCAGGGTCAATAACACTTATTGCCGTACTGTCAAGGACTGGCAGGAAAACATATCCAAAGATATGCTGGTGACGGATTTTTGGAATGTCATATCCCGCCACGGCAGATATGTTACTTGCAACTTAACGCAAGTGCAAAACAGCACCGATTCACGGATTGAGTTTCGGGTGTTTGGCGGAACCGTCAACTCTCTGAAAATCTTAGGTTACATTGCCGTAGCAATGGCTTTGGTTCACAAAGCTGCGGTAGCTCCGGTTGCCCCCAAGCGCCGTAACACAAATTTCCGATTGCCCGAACTGCTGGCTGACACCAAAGCAGCGCTGCGGTTGCATGTGGGTTTGTGGACGCGCCACGCGGAAATCAAATACGGATTGCCCGCAGGGGTGTGGGAGAAATGGGGCAAGCGCATTCTCAAGAACCAGCGCTGGAACGCGAAACAATTCATCAACGGTAATGTTACGGACGATGTACCGGTTGATGACAATCCTGTTTCCCGCGCCCACTAACAAAACAAAGGGGCGGTGCAATACCGCCCCACTACAATAACAAGGAGAACTGTAATGAGTACTAAAACAATTGTCGCGCTTACGGAAGGAAGTTGCCACCGTGAAATCAAACGCATTTTGGAATCCAACGGCGCAAGCGTAATGATGCTGCGCAATCGCGGTGACTTGCACCGCATCCGTAATGCCACTCACTTGCTGCTGCCCGGTGGTACTGACATTCACCCCGCACTCTACGGTCAAACTGTAAGCTGGGCAAGGGGATTTGATGCACCGCGAGACTGGCTGGAGTTTCAGCTGGCGCGACACGCTTTGCTGCGGGGTATGCCAACCCTAGGAATTTGTCGCGGTTGCCAAATGCTTGCGGTAGCTGCTGGCGGTGTACTGTGGCAGGACTTTGCCACCCAAAAGGAAATGCCTGTCCACGCTTCTAATCACGAAATCAGAACTACCCGCAATAGCTTGATGCGCAAGCTTGTGGGCGCACGGATAACCGTAAACTCATACCACCACCAGTCTGTGGCCACACCGCCCAAAGGCTGGAAGGCAACTGCATTTAGCCCCGACAATATTGTGGAAGCAATCGAGCACACTAGATTCCCAATGCTTGGAGTGCAATTCCATCCCGAAATGATGCTGGACACCAATAACCCCGCAGGGGAAATGCTTATCCTGAACTGGCTTGACGGGGAAATCCCGAAACTCTCCAGCACCGTGGCTAGGAATTTGCCACTATTCGCTTAGTTGTGATATACTTATTGTAAGGAAGGAATACGCAATGAGAACAAACGAATTACCAGTTATTACCGCAGCCTATATCGCCAAAGATGTGGGCTGCAGCGTGCAAACTGTGCGAAAACGCATGAAGGAAGCACCGACGCACATATCGCAACTGCAAATTGGGAAGTCTGCTGTGTATATGCGCAGTGACTTGGGCGCAATTCGTTCGCTGATATGCGACAAGTCACTTGCGCGGGGTGGCTCCGATACAACCAAGGAACAGATGCGTGATAGGCATGACGAAGCCTACCGTATGCGCCACGATTCCAAGATGACATACAAGCAAATCGCCACAACACTTGGATACGCAACCGAGAGTGGCGCGTGGCGGGCAATCATTCTGGAAAAGCAACGCCGCGAAAAACAAAAGCCGACTTACTTCGATAAGACCGCGTAACAAAAAACCGCCAGCAAATGTACTGCTGGCGGTTTTTTGTTTTAATCAGCGCTGCCCTTGATTTTCTTTGGGCGGCCACGCTTGCGACCCGCAGGAGTAATTGTTAGGTTCTCTTCCACATCCGGGGAGATAACCTGCTCTGGTACCTCAATTAGGTTTGGCTGCGGCCTGACTTGCATCCCGCCCGCAGGGGTGTTGGGAATATTCATTGATACATCCTGTTGTACTGCGTTCATCACTTGCTGCCGCGACACCACGCGCCAGCTCATAGTCAACAACATGTGCGGCACATCTATTGCCTCCACTTGCGCGTAGCGCTCCAAGTCATTGTTGCCGCCAATGTAACTCTTGTTGTTCTTGCCGTGAAATGTAATCCCGCCCACTTGCGGTCCAATAAATTCCATACGGGTAACTGAATCAGGTGCTTCAAGTATGTCCATCTGTATTTCCCCCAATCTCTTCTTGGCTTCGATAATTCCGCTGCCATTACCACCGCAACAACTGCCCATTATTTTTTCTCCCGTAAGATAATCCCTGAATTTGTCATTGATGTACCGTAATAGTTTACCCGAATTCTTCAGGGCTATTTCCCTGCGGCTTCCGGTATTTGCCCTATAAACGAACAGCGGTTGATTGACCCGGTATCCACAATAACCGGCAATCGCCATTTTAGTAAAGAACTCTCCTTCTTCCCACCCAATCATCTGCTCGTCAAACCCGCCAACCGACAACGCCTTCTCCGTTTCCACTAATGCCGTTACGGAATGCAGGCCATCATCAAGCCACACCTTTTGGGTGTATTCACCAGATTCGTGGAACTGACGCCCCGCCTCAGATTCCGTAAACCAGTTACCGTACACATAATTACCGGTATCTACATACGCCTGCAACATCACCCGCAGGGTGTACGGTAAAAGGTAATCATCTGCATCTAGGAACAGGGACAGGTTTGCCTTTGACGCACGCAACCCGGCGTTCCTAGCTCCTCCTGCTCCAATACCCCCAGATTTGACAACCTTCACAAACGGGTACGGCCGCAACAAATTATAGGGCATACCGTGAACTGTGTCGTCTACCAGAACAATTTCCCAATCCCTGTATGTCTGCGCCAGCACACTTTCAACAGCACTGCCAATGTATTCGTAATGCCCTTCCCCTACGGGAATGATTACAGTAACAGTCGGTTCTGTGTAAGACTTTACACTATAGATATGCTTCTCTGTGGGTGCCCCGAACGGGAACTGCCTGCTTCTCATCCACGGCAACCACCCGTCAATCGCCTGGTATTTGAGCGTTCTGCTGGCCGAGTTTTCGTGGGCGTGATAGTGAAAAAGCGAGTCAGGCGTTACGCGCACAGCTGTGAAACCAACACTCAATCCACGCGTCCAAAACTCCGCATCTTCTCCGGGCGCGTACGCCTGCCTATGTGCGCCGGCCCGCTCCCACATTGAGCGCCGGAACATTGCTGCGGACGGAACGCAATTAGCAGGCGGGTTGCTTGGATTGCTCTGTATACTGTCCCAGTGGAATTCCGGCGGCCACTCAGTCTTGCCGACATCTCCATTGGCAAATGTAATGTCCAGACCCGTGTAAGCAATCCCGACACCCCTGTTCTCAAACGCCTTTAGAAGAACCCGCGCATACTCAGGCGCAATCGTGTCATCTGCGTCAAGGCAAATAATCATCTCGGAACTTGCATGAGTTATGCCGCGCGTGCGGGCAGAAGCAACACCCTCATTCCTTTGCTCTATTATCGTAACCACATTGCTGTAACGCCCAATGTTTACCGCAGAGTCATCTGTGGAACCGTCATTCACCACAATAATCTCCGCTGCGGCCACCGTTTGATTTAGCACGCTTTCAATAGCCCGACCTACCACATCACCGTAGTTGTAACAGGTAATGACTACCGTGTACTGTCCTTCGCCTGGGACAGCCCGAGCAACATACTCGTACAATGACCGGTATTCCCGCATTGCATTGCGCCACACCCAGCTCACACTGCTCTCCCTGCAAGTAACTGCTAAATCTTCCCCACCCGCATAAGCCCACTCTACCCCGAGCATCAACCCGTTTATGTCACCCGGCTTTACCAGCCACCCGTTGACGCCGTGTTGCACAATATCGGAAGTGCCGCCGTAGTCATACCCGACAACCGGAACACCGCAGGCCAGCGCTTCAACTGTCCCAATGCCAAATGTTTCCTTAGTGGTTGCCAGATACGCACTTGCCCCCCGTACTAATCCCTGCATTTCGTGGTGCGTTTGCTTTCCAACCACATGCAGGTTAGACAATATCTCCGCACCGTCAGGTGCGAAGGTTGTGTACATATTTATCCCTCTCTGGGCTAACTCCCACGCTGGCATCGGGTCGCATACATCTGCCGACCGGTTCTTGTTCCAGAGTGTGTACTGATGCCCCTTAGCGCCTTCCTGCGGCTGCCATTGGTCAAATTCAATGCCGTGCCCTATTACCACAGGGGACAGCCGCATATCGCGCTGAAACACGCCCGCAACCCATCTAGAAGGAACTGTTATTGCCCTAGCCGCCCTAGCCGCACCAGCCATAATTTTATTTATAGAATGATGCCAATTGTGATATACGCCAGAACCAATATCGCCCGTCCAGTAAATGCCGTGGCAATGCAGGACATCTATCCGTGGCAGGTCAAACTGCTGCGTATGAAGCGCGATTACATCCGCCCGGCGATGCTCGTCTACGAGCTCAACATCTTGAGCTGGAAGATACTTGTACTGCGCGTGAACTACCCGGCCAATCCCGCTATTTTCATCTACCCGGTCTGGGGTAGGGTAGATGTAGACCTTAATAGTCACGGGGGGTAAGTATTCCTAGTTTTCCCAGCGCATCTAAATCCATCTTATTTATCTTATTGGGGTGTGGCTCCTGCCACAAGCATTCGTAATCAATAACACCGTTGCGGATTGCAACCGTATGCCTTATCGGGAACTGTCGTGTCCCTAGGATTTTCTTGTAAGTGTCAAGCGCATAATTTTTCCAACGGGTAGACCCTTCCAGCTCAAACTGCCACGGCGTCTCGTCGTCAATTAGTATGTCTAAAAATGACTGCTTGTCCCAGATTGCGGCCAGAAGCGATGTATTGTAAGCGGAATTCGGGTCGCTGATAATCAGGTCGAACTGCTCATACGCCACATAATCCCGCATATCGCCAGCGTACAACCGGTCTGTGGTCAGGTCAATTTTTGCAACATCGGAATGCTGCGCCATATATGCACCCAACTGCCTTATTCCCAGCTCATCCACTTTCCGGAGAATAAAGTAATCCTCCAGCATAAGGATAAAGCGTTGCTCTAAGAACCCAGCGTTCCCAATCAGGTTGCGAACTGCGTTGCTCCACTTGTTTATCGGGTAATCCTCAAACGCCCCCAGTGAAACGAATTGCCAGTCTGCGGGGATTTCAAATTTCGGCTGACTAAAGCCCGCAACATAACCGCGCATCCACGGCGCGTACTTTTGCTGCATGTAAAAAAAAGGTCGCAAACACCACAATGTAGGGTCTGCGACCAGTAAAACAACCTTGACCTCCCCGCCCTCCTGAACTGAGAGCGGGGAGAACATTGACCCAGACACTTAGGCGGTCGGGGTGTAGTAAGACGGACCTGCCGTCGCCGCACCCGACCGACCACCGTCCGCAAAGAACGAACTGTCGGTGAAGGGCGAGCGCTCGTGAGCCAGAGGCGTGTACTTGATGTTCGTAATCCGCGCAGCAAGATGCGGGGTCAGGAACACAAGACGCGGCTCAGTCTTTGCGAGCAACTGAACGCAGAAGTTAGTCGGAGGCTTCTTGTGCCACATGAACCGACCACTGTCTGAAGTGTAGTAATGACCATCTGGAGCGAACGACTTTGCAGCGTCCATTGCGCCATTTGGCTCATCATAGTCGCGATACTCCCAATAGGTGGTGGGGGTTCCGCTCAAAGCCGTCATCGGCACGAAGTAGATTGAACTGGTGAACGACTCACCAGCCAGAACCGTCTCGGTCACACCGGCATCCAGAACAACCGGCACTTTCGCGCCGTCAATCAGGAGATACTGACCGGTCTGGCCAAAGATGTCGCCGCGCATGTCATCGCGCATTTTGATGAGCGACTGGCTATCGATGATTTGTGTCTGCGAAGTGCTGAACACATTCTGGCAGCGATAGGTCTGATACGCGCACGGGTAAATCTCGGTCAGCTCATAGAACAGAGCAAGCGGCATTGTCAAAACCCATGTAGCCGGGTCAAGCCCAGCGTTTGCGGCGATGTAGCGCAGGTTGCGATACACACCCGCAATAGCACGCACGATTGCCGCACCGTTTGTACTGATTTCCAATGAACCAAAGCTGCGCACAATGCTGTCCGCAGCCGGGCAGGCAATGCCCGTCTCAGCGTCACGGTAACCCGTGTTGATGAGAGTGTCCAAGCCGTAGAAGTACTTGCGGCCACCACCAGCAGTGTTGTTTGTCGGTGTACCGGTGTATAGCTCTTTGGCGAAATCACGCGCCCAAGCAACTGCCATCTCAAACATGGACTTCCCAACCTCTGTGTTGAGCGGGTTTGTGGCTCCGGACAAAGCTGAGCCGGGGACATTCGGGTTGCCGCCCTGCCAAGGGCTGCCCTTCAATTGAAGGTCTGTGAATTCCCCGCGGTTGGTCAACTGACCAATGCGGTCAAGGTCGAACACCTTTGACATGCGGGATTGACGACCGTAGACGAAGCTGTGCGTACACAGTTTCATCAGACCAGCAACTGGCGGGTCATCGCAGACACCCGTCGGCTCGGAACCAGTGCTGGCGGTAACGCCAGTCATAATTCCAAACAACGGGTTCATGTCGCGGGACGGGCGAACTGGCAATAGCTCCTGCAAGCCCAAGCGCGGCAGAAGCATTGCGCTAAACACCGGTTGCGATAGACCTGGTGAGCTGAACAGACCCGACGGCCCATGAGCGTATGTGGCATTCGGTGTCGAGCTTACAGCCTTTGTCGTTACCACTGATTGCAGCACTTGCTGCGCCAACTTTTCGTAATCAATATTTGTAGCCATTTTTTTCTCTCCCGTACAATTGTACTGGTATTGTTGTTATTCCCGGTTGCCATTCAGGAACATCCTGAAATGGTCAAGCGGGTCAGATTCGGGCTGTGCCTGCTTCAAGCGATGCCCCTCTTCAATCTCCGTATCTCCGGCTTGGGATGCGCGATACGGCCTCTTCGAGGATTTGGGGGTATCGCCCTCCAACTCCTTCAAGCGTTCGTTCATCTCTTCGATAATTCCAAGAAGTGAACTGGTGTTGCGCTCTTTCACCGTAACTGTCTCAAGCCCGGAACTGACACGCCCGTCAATCTGCTTGATTACAGCCCTTATTGTCCGCAGCTCCTTGAAGACTTCACCCATCTTCTCGGTCACCTGCATTTCCTGAAACAACTCGCTGATTGTTCCTGTCAACAGCTCAGCCAATTCGGACGGGGACATATAGGCAACATCGGGGTCGCCTTCTGATTCCTTGACTGTCTCCATCTCTTCGTCATCATCATACTCATCTTCATTGTCAGCTTCATCGTCAGCTTCGCTCTTCTCGGTAATAGCGTATACCAAGTCGATTAGCTCATCACGGGACATATCTTGGGGGTCAACCATGCCGTCGTCATCTGAGTCAGATTCCTTGTAATTCATCGACGGCTTCATCATCCCCATCTTTTTCATTGCTGCCTTCATAGGAACTGCTTTCTTCTTCCCCTTCCCCAATTTGGCGGCCAAGGCGTCTACTGCGTCTTCGGCTTCCTCGTCCTCGACCATCGCATCGTCTTCTTCATCATCGGCGGCTTCTTCATCATCTACGGCTTCTTCTTCATCTTCATCTGCCGCAGCTGCCTTGGACTTTCCGCCCTTATGCTTGGCATTGTGCGCCTTTTCGGTGACTGCCTCATCCTCTTCTTCTTCCTCTTCGATGTCATCGTCGTCAGCGTCGGCGTCATCGTCTTCTTCGTCCATTTCCGGGCCGTCATCTTCATCTGCTTCATCTGCTTCGTCACCGGAATCGCCTTCCCCTAGTTCCTTCTCGGCAATTACATTATCCAGAAACTCAGCAACTTCCTCATCTGACATACCGGCAACGATGTCAATAGCTTCTTCCGCAGAAGAGCTCCTCTCCTTAAAGCGCAAACCGACATTCATCGCTTCCTTCTCCGTAACCTCTGCGCCACCAATGATTTTCTTGACGAGTTCTTCGCCAACCAAATCAGTGAGAGCTTTATACTTCTTTTCGTTCATGGTAATATCCTCCATTACATGGAACTGTGTAAATTTATTTGCTGCACTAACTGTAGGCAGCAGTGACCGCTCGAATATCTTAATGTTATGAAACACACCTTCCGCATCCGGTTCCGAAGCCGGATGAATAAACCCGACACTCATCGACAAATTGGAAGCATTCTCGGCCATTCGTTCTGCCACTTCCTTAGTCGTAAATGTACCACTTTCAATCAACATTTTCCCATGCATAGCTGAGAAATCTGTTGTTCCTAAATTCAACTGAGGTTCGTGCCACCACCGTAGTGGCCCTCGGTCAGTATTGCTTTCCGCATCCTTCTCTAACGCTTTAGTGGAAACAATCTCCCTGTCCCCGTCTAAAAAGGCGTTTGAGCTAATAGCATACCACCGATAGTCGCCATTAAGCTCTTTAGTTACCTGAAAGTTGGTGGAACTAATAACTTCCTTCATGGCAACCTTCGGGCTATTCTTCTTTGGCTTCGCCCTAACAAGATTACCCGTAATAGCCTTCCGGTTCCGAAGATTGCTACCGTAATCAAACCGCGGGTCGGAAATGCCATCCGTTTCTCTTCCCCTGGTCGCGTTAGGTTCAAGGGGCGGGATTCCACGACGCCTATCACTTTTCTTGAAGGCTTTTTCGCTGCTGGTGATAGAACCAGTCAACCAATTTACGAAATTATCAATGCCGCTCATAAACCTTTGTTATCCGTTGCGCTCACTTGGGCTACTTAGGCTTGGTCGCTGCAACCATTTGTAAAAAGAATGACTCCGCTCCAACAACCAAACTGCCGTCGAACTGCAGCTCCTTACGGCGACGCTTTGCGTCCGTGTCGACTTTTGAAGCGCGGTAAACTTCTGCACCAGACATCTTACTCACTTTACTAGCCTTTGGGTTACTCCAGCTCAAGCTATGCGTAGGACGGTCAGCCATCACCTTTTTTTCCGCCCTAATATCGTTCGCGAGGTTTGACAGACCGGGTAGTAACTTCATTGCCCTGATAACGGGTTTTGTTCCAACATAGTCATGCTCATTTAGTCTCCTCTTATGACCTGCACTTATTGAGCGCTCTGCGTCTTCCTGAGAATATTTTTCAACGCCTTGCCGCACACGGTCTCGCCTTGATTGTTCTGTTTGAGCTTGCCTCTTATTGCTTTCGGCCAACGACTGCCTACCCGCTGCCGCAGCTTGTGCCCCCGCTTGACGAGGTGGAGTATGCCCCGGTTTGTGAGTCTTCTCGGTAATCACTTCGAACATCAACTGCCGATTGTCGTCCATTTCACTTTCGTACGAAAGATACTGGTCAATTGCCTGCTCGGTCTGCAGCTCCTTGCCACGCATCTTTCCCATCGGGGATTCCCATTCCCAACTCTTTTTCATGCTTCTGCTCTTTTTATCTGGGCCCTGAGGGGCAGAATATTTATTCCCAGGTCCTTTTGGACGGTTCATTGCTTCACGCGAATAGGATTTTGACGGCCTAGGTTCATTTCCGGTTTCCTTAGGACCGCCTGCACCACCACCGCGACCTTTCTCGGTAACTGAACTGCTGTCCAGCTCCTTGCGGCGCTTCATCTTAGCTTCATTCACCTTCATTTTGTGAAAATCAGACCTCTTGTTAAGAGTTGCCTTCTTTTGATTGGCAGCCGCATCTTTGTTCTGTTTATTAATATCAACGCGACTACCGGGCATTACCCGTGGAGTTGTTTGACCAGCGGACGGCACCCGATACGGAGTAGCGTCGGGATTTAGTCTAAATCGATTATTTGGGCCATCATAGTACTTTGAATTAGAACCATCCCCCCCCATTGGATTTGAATCAGCCCTCTTCTTAGCCTTCTCGGTGGCTTCGAACAGCTCCTTGCGACGCTTCATCTGATTTTCCGCCAACCTTGGAGACTTCCACTGAGACCAATGCTTCCCTTTCAAAGGCTTGCTGCTGTTGTCTTCTAATGGCAACGCTGGGGGCGTTTGGATACCTTTCTTCCCATCTTTCTTCTTAGCCTTCTCGGTAACTGCGTACAGCAGCTCAATCAATTCACTTTTAGATAATGTAGTAATGTCCATGGTGTTCTCTCCGAAAATTAGTATAACCTATTTAGCTACCGGCGCTTTCTTTTGTCAACGTATTTTACACTACGGTCTGGCATTGTTGTTTTAACTGCGTCGTTACGCAACCTGTTCCCCTTGTTTGATGAAGGTGGCGTCGGGCCGTCCTTGCTCTTTACCGGCTCCCTTCTCTTGAGTGGTTCCGAACCGTAACTGCCGTCCTCGAACCTTGTCATGGGGCGTTTATACCTGTCTAGGCGATGAGGAATGTTTACCCCATTTACATAATCGTGCCCCTCCTTCGGGAAGGGCGGAACAACAATAATTTTTTTCTTAGCTTTCTGGGCAACTGCTACCTTTGAGGCCGCCCAAGAACGACCTGCATTTCCACCCCAAGCAAGCCAAGCAACATCCCATGGTGTTACCTCACCCTTCTTTGCTTTTTGGGAACGACCATTAGCGTGCCGCTCAAAAAAGGAGTGCATTCGTTTTACATGCTCTAGGGTCAATTCATTTCCATCTGCAATTTTATGAGCCCGTGTAAGGGTTGCTGACATAAACCCATCCCCAGCAAGACCCTTAGAGTGGTATTCAATACCCCTGCGAGCTGCCGACCTTACCCCTTCTGGGGGAGTGAAATCAACATCACGCTCACCACCGCTCAACTGCTTAGTACTGCTACCGCGTCTCTTTGCAATTTCTTCTAATACCCTTGCTATGCGGTCCTTTGCAGATTCGACTACAACCATACCTGGGGGGTTTAACTGGTCAGGGAATTTCCTTTTGGGTGGCTTAGGGGTCTTTGTTGGCTTTGGTTCTTTCTTGGCTTTTTCCTCAATTGTGTCTAGCACCAACTGCAGCTCCTTGCCGCGCACACCAGTCATGGTAGGAATACCTCGCCGTCGCCGAACATCTGCGTCTCGCGCTATCCGGTCATGGCTTTCATCTTCAGCCATTATTCGTGGGGTTTTTGCCCCATAGTTACGGCTTAGATTTCGGCTTCGTTTATCTGGACCGCTTCTTTCCATCTTGAATGGTTTATAAGATGTCCTGTTTGTAAAATACGTTGACAAATCATCGTCTTTGCCTGATTTCTTCTTAGCCTTCTCTTCAATTGTGTCTAGCACCAACTGCAGCTCCTTGCGACGCTTCATCTTGGCTTCCGTCATCCGCGCCCGCGGTGTATACCTAGACCAATGCTTCCCGTACTGCGGAGTGCCGGGGTCTTTGCCGTCATGTGATGTCGGAGCTAGAAGAGGACTGTCGTCGTAAGGGTTGTATTTACCGGGCGCTGGTTTTTTTTTCTTAGCTTTCTCTGTGGATTTCATCAGCAAATTTTCCACAAACGAATTTATTGGGTCATCTAAAAAAAAGTTCATCTGAACACCTACTGCAATAGTATCACAAAACTAGCTCAATACTAATACATTTCGTCAACTGACGGTGGGTTTTCACGGGGGAATAATACTATAGTTTGGGAATGTCTTTTGTTCTTAAACAATACTGGGCTATTCCAGCTCAACTGTTTTGTCCTTTTCTTTATCAGGGTAGGGGTAAATGTGCGCGGTGGGACAGCCGACCTACCGGTCATAAGCTCCTCCCCACCCTGCTGAACTGTTGGGGCTTGCGCCATCTGCGCCGCCGCATCCGCCGCCTGCTGCTCGGCATCCCGCCTGTTCTTGCGTGCCATGGTAAGGATGTCCTTGGCCGCCCGGATATTCCCGCTCATGGTGGCATTCAAGAAGGCATTAGCCGTACTGCCAATAGTGTAAGTATTCTCACCCGCAATTGCCGACAACAGCCCCAATTTTTCTAAGGCGTTCCCCATTGGGCTCCCGAACGCCACATCAGTGCCTTTGATAAAGTCCATCAGGGCGGCCAACTGTTCCGCTGGCAATCCAGCAGCCAAGGATGTATCCGCAAATAATTGGCGCTTCTGTTCTTCTGCAGCCTTTGCTGCTTTCGCCTGTTGCTGAAGTGCCTTGGCCTGAGCGGCATCTTTCTCTTCTGCCGCCCGTACCTTTGCTTCCTGTCTTTCCCGAGCTGTCTTAGTAGCTTTCTCTTCTGCTTTCTTTTCCGCAACATCGCGTGCGTCCAACTGCTTCTTTTCGTTTTCCTTTTTCTTTTGGTCAGCTAGGGATTCGGCTTCGCTCCGCTTCCTGTCGGCTCGCTCTTTATCAATTTGAACTGACGAGGCTCGTCTATCTAACAGCGCCATACGCGACGCTCCGCTGGTAACTGCCTGCCCCTTAGCATTGCGCGTCAACAGCCCCGCTTCCCCTAGGCGTTGCAGGGTGGCGTCGTCCACCCTCCCGCCCCGCGCAAACGCATTGGCCGCATCGTAATCACCAGCGGATAATCCAGCAACTGCTTCACGCGCATTGATATTTGCGGTTTCAAATTTCCCGCCTTCCCCGCGCTGCAAACCGCCCTGAATTTTCTGCCCAGATGTAGCCGACCAATTCCAACTGTCGTTCCGACGACTGGGGTTTGCGGGCGGGGCTTCCGCTGCATCCTTTTTTACAGTAGCGCCTGGAGCTAGGGTTGTCTTCTTTTTTGCTTTAGAAGTTTTTAGGAAACGGATAATAATAGCCATGGTAAGCCCTTAATGAATAATTCTATTTGGGCGCATTATACACTAGACCTATCACGAACTCCAATCCAGCACGACAAAAAAATACGGAATCGGCATGGTCGCCGATTCCGTATGGTGATTCTAAAACGGTGGTTTATGTCCCATGAGTCGGGATACTGCAGCGAACAGTAAAAACCCCGCGCAGAAAAAAACTGCTAAAACAATGTGAGCCATTTTATCCTCCTGCTAAATTAGCTTTGTGAATTCACGGCGATACGCTTCAATTCCACGCGTGCCCATATCATGGCCGTCGTTGAATATATCGCGCTTGAAATTAACCCAGCGAAAGTTAATTGCTTCACGCGTCAGCATCATCGCAACGAAAAATCCAAAGCTTGCAAAAACAATAATCGGGACCTGCAGCCAAATCGAAAGTGTATCCATTGTCTATGCTCTCCTGTAAAGCTAATGCAGAAATTATTCTATCCTGCTATACCCTAATTATAGCATAGACTATGCATAAGTATAAACGGGTATAAATAATACAGGACAAATAATGCAGAATAAATATAGGGTTAAAGTCAGTCCTAAATAAAGAGAAAGAATAAATACCTATCACGAACTCCAATTCAAAGCAGCAAAAAAAATGCGGAATCGGCATGGTAACCGATTCCGCATGGTGAGATGTTTTTATCTCTCGTAACAATCGAGAGCAACCGCTGGGCCGCCAATAAGGATTCCATTTGGCGCTGGTTTCGTGTCGACTTGAACCCATGCATCACAATTTTTGCACTTGGCATTATTAGTCGTGATGGATAGCTTCAAAGCATCGGGCAGGGTAAGCCATACCATATCATGGCCACGGTTAAGACTTGTCTCCGACGCTAAATCCATTAGGTGCTGCAGAAATGAAATGCAAAGTGAATTTTCAAACATGATGTTTTGTCTCCTTAATTCTAATTCAAAAATATTCTATTACGCGCAGCAGCGTCCTGCTGCGCGTGGCGACTAGAGTCGCCGTTTGATTACTTTAGTGCATTATGTTTTTCCTTCTATAGTGCAGGCTAGCTGTTATCCTGCCATACCCTAATTATATCACAGACTATGCATAAGTATAAACAAGTATAAATGATTTGTCCGGATGAAAAACTATCACATTACCCTGGAGAAGAATGAATATAAAAGAGAAGAATAAATACCTATCACGAACTCCAATTCTATGCAGCAAAAAAAATACCGAATCGGCATGGTGACCGATTCGGTATGGTGACCGGATTTAGGTATGCGTTTGCCCGTCAGGTGTCATGCCACCATATAGGTTGCACCAAGGCAACATACCTTCAATGAGTCCGTTACTCCAATGGTTGAAGTGAAACCCTTTGAGGACATCAACCAAATCATATAGGTTGATTCCATGTTTGTAGAACGACTCAATTTGGTGGATTGTCAATTGATGAATTTCCACCGGGCCAGACAAATTCTCAGTCATCGCGATTCTCCTTAATGATAATGCAGGCTAGCTGTTATCCTGCTATACCCTAATTATATCATAGACTATGCATAAGTATAAACGGGTATAAGTAATTTGTCCGGATGAAAAATTACCACATTGACCTGATAAAAATAAAAGTAAGAATAAAAATAAGAGAGTAAGAGTAAATACCTATCACGAACTCCAATTCTGTGCAGCAAAAAAAATACCGAATCGGCATGGTAACCGATTCGGTATGGTGAAACTAATCCTTGAAGCGATATTCCTCATATCCATAATCGTCAGGATTATTTTCTTCATCGCACGTAATCCACTTTCCGTCAAACTTCAATTTGTTCTGGTTTGGGCAGCCAACCTCATGACAAAAAATATCGTTTATCATGGTTGCATTGCATTGATTGCAGCTGTTATCAATGTAATCGTTTATGTCAATGAGGTCGACATCCACAATGTTTTTTTCCTTGAATGCTGCAACCTTTCCCATGTGACGGCCACCCTTGCCAGACTTGCCCTCTCGTGAGAGAGGGTGGTTAAACTTGCTCATTGTCTATACTCCTTAATGCTAGTGCAGGCTAACTGTTATCCTGCTATACCCTAATTATAGCATAGACTATGCATAAGTATAAACAAGTATAAGTAATGCAGCCTGATGCAGAACTATCACATTATGCCCTGGATAAGAATAAATATAAGAGAGAAGATAAATACCTATCACGAACTCCAATTCTACACAGCAAAAAAAATACCGAATCGGCATGGTAACCGATTCGGTATGGTGAAAGATTTAAGACTTTAGAGATTCCCAGAAAAGAGATTCCAAAGTTTATCCATTTCACGCTGAACTTGTCGCGCTGCTTCTTTTGCTTGTTTGCAATCCGTCAATGCGTCGTCAGCAGCGGAAACCATTTCAATAGCTTCGTCAAGCAAGAAATCAGATTCATCTTTCATGCTTTCAACAAGGCCTTTGAGGTTCAACCACTTATTTGCAAAAGTTGCATTAGCCGATGAGTAATCATCAGCAGCGCGCTTCGCTTCGGATGTTGACGTCAGCGCTGTATCCGCTGCGTCCGATGCATCTCTCGAAGCTTCCTTCATCCTGAACATAATACTTTCATCGATTAACATTGTCTATACTCCTTTAAGGTTGCAAGCAGATTGTTCTTTATTCTGCTATACCCTAATTATAACACACACTATGCATAAGTATAAACGGGTATAGGCAATACATCTGGATATAAAACTATCACCCAATCTGGCCCTGGAATAAGAGAGAAGAGTAAATACCTATCACGAACTCCAATTCTACACAGCAAAAAAAATACCGAATCGGCATGGTAACCGATTCGGCATGGTGAAAGATTTACCAGAAACTTTTTTGCGTATTGCGTATCGATACATAATCCATAATGTACCGATTGACAACATGCTCGATATTTTCAAAATCTTTTATCGCTGGCAATTGCTGCTGCACTCGCAATGGCAGTCCTTCAAAGTCAAAAATTTTCGGGTCATTTTCCAAACAAGTCAGAATCTTTTTGCGCTGCGCGTTCGAAAGTTGATTGGCCATTGTCTATGCTCCTTATAACTATTAGCAGGATATTCTGCTATACCCTAATTATAGCATAGACTATGCATAAGTATAAACAATGCGGCCGGATATAAAACTATCATCCACTAGACCCTAGTTGGAATAAGAGAAGAGTAAAAACCTATCACGAACTCCAAATACCTATCACGAACTCCAAATCCGAGCAGCAAAAAAAATGCAGAATCGGCATGGTGACCGATTCTGCATGGTGAACGATTTTACGCTGCGATTGATTCTGATTCTGATTCTGATTCAGATTCTGATTCCGGTTTGGCATCCAGAATAAAATCAGCAGCCCGCTGCGCTGCGCTTGCTGCAGCCACTATAAGGCTGCTATCGCCGCGCAATACTTTAATCCAGCTGTCAAGGTAGCTGGCGCTTGTGGATGTAACGCTGCCGGAGTCTATCCGCGATTCATTGCACAGAATTGCTGATGCCAATTCAGCAATTAATTCTTCCTTGCCATAAGACTCACTTGACATGTTACCGATTAAGGTGCGCCCGATTCTGCTATCGTGTCCGGTGCTATGCGCCAATTCATGGAATAGAGTCGCATAGTATGACTCAGCGCTTATAAACGATTCAGCAGCTGGCATATTTACCGAGTCCTTAATCGGTGAATAATGCGCGCTGCTGCCGGAGTGATTTATAATCGGCGCGTTTGGCATACCGCGCACAAGCGCTGCAGCTGTTTCAATCGGGCTGAAAATATTTTCTGTTGGGCGTGTATACCATTTAGGCAATGGCACATCCGCGCATTGCTCTATATTAAAAATTGTATAGTAACGCATGTACGGCCGTTTACCCGCTATTGACTCTTCAGCTGTTGGGAATTTATAGAAAACGGCGATGCGTCCTTTTTCACCAGCATTAACATATCCGCCCAATTTTTTTGCTGCGTTGAATGAAAGCCATATAGAATTTTTATAATCAGCAAGACTTAGCAGCAGCTGATTAATTCCTCTATAAGGCTTGCCGATATAACGCATAGGCTGCGCGTTCATTTTCCATGGACGCGCCCACGGTGCGACTCCCGACTCTAACATTGCCAAAATTTTCTCGGTGACGATATCGCAAACTTTCATGATGCTGACTCCTTGTAAGTTATTGCAGAAAATATTCTATTCTGCTATACCCTAATTATAACACACACTATGCATAAGTATAAACGGGTAAAAGCACAATGCAATTGCAAAACCTATCACGCGCCGGCCTGGAATAAGAGCAGGAATAATAATAAGAATAAAACCTATCACGAACTCCAAAGTCAAGTTAAATAAAAAAATGCAGAATCGGCATGGTGACCGATTCTGCATGGTGACTATTTTTGCCAATCCGGAATTTCAACCGATGTGCGCACCCAAAAAGTGGCATGGCCCATACTAAGTTCTGTATAGTCTTTCAGAAAATTGTCAACCGTCTCATCCCAATCTATTATCAGCCACGACGGAAAATGGCGACTCAGAATTTCGGCGTCCTCTAACTTTTGGCGGATGTAGTTGGCAATGAAATTATCGTTAATTATCTCAATGCCATTTTCCCACTCGCTCTCACCACATCCATTTTCAATCGCATCCTTTTCGAGTGCTTCTAATTCCGTCAGCTGCAATGCGTCATCTTCGTCCAGCTCGCTGATGTGATAACGAGCACCGCTCCACAAAAATTTTATATGCTTGGTAATCTCTCGGCTGTCAATAGTGTTTAGCTTGTACATGATTTGCTCCTTAAAACTATTAGCAGGATATTCTGCTATACCCTAATTATAGCACACACTATGCATAAGTATAAAGGGGTGAATTGTAAT